TATTCATTTATTGACACCTCTTTTGATTATCAGTATATCATCTTATACAGTTTTTTTCAATAATCTTTTTTTACCCAAAAAAAATATCTACACCCATAAGGGTGCGGGAATGTCCCGCATATTTTTGTTTGTGGCTATACAAACAGGAAGCTTGCTCGCTCCCCCCCGGCGTGTCCACAGCAGCCGTCAGGCTTAAAATTTGCGCGTGGTATATTCCGCGCATTGCTTGCCAAAACAAAAATATCCCTGCGGGATATTTCCACACAAAGATATTTTTGCCAAATGCAAATAAAAATTAAAGGCGGCAATGATAACAGCCTTATATAAAGCGGGTGAATTACTTCCGCGTTATACCAAAATTAAATAAATTTTACACGTTTATAAATTGACAGTTCCCGCGAAAATGCTTTTTGCCATGATGAAAATTCAAGGTCGTGATTTTCGCTGTATCTGTCATTAGTGAAACCAGTTCCGTTGTCTTTGATAACTGTTTGTGTAAATTCGTATATCCTTATAGCAAGTTCAAGAAAAGCGTCCGGATAATAACGCTTTCCGTTTGGGTCGTTTGCCGGATTGAAATAATTATTACAATGCCGTTCTATCTCATATAATATGGAAGTCGGCGCGTCCATTATTCAGCCCCCGCAACAGCGTGTTCAATCGCAACAAGTTTATCGTAATCCTCAATCGCAATTATAAAATGACAGTCGCTCCCGATAATAGTTCTTTTAAATAACATTTCACGCTGCTGTTCAACGGCAACATCACGTTTCATAAATGCGGTGAATACCTGCGGCGTAAGAACGTAAGAGCGTGTATCAGTGAGTTTATTTGATATAACAACATTACAGCCTGCAATAGCTCCAACAACGCCGGTTGTTAATACGGTGTCTCCTAACTGTGTTTGTCTGTCTATGAAACGCGGATTTTTTCTTAATCCTTTTGCCGTAGTATGATTTACAAGTAAGAACGCGGCAATGCCCTGTTCCTGATTTTCGACGGGCATTAAATCGTAAGCGTCAATAATAGTATCGTAGTCAAGCGGCGTTGTAACCGTCAAGACGTGTCCTATTGACAGTGTAATATTTTCAAGTAATTCTACAGCGTCACTATCCATTTTATCCTGAATTGAAAGTCTCAACTGTCTTGTAGCTTCCCCTACAGGGTCGCCGAAACCAGAAAGAACGGCTTCATCAGTTAAATTTACATTCTTTACGGCTTTTTTCACAGTATAAGAAATATCCTCTGTAGCCATTTGCGTAACTTCACCCTGCTCGTTTTCGGGTAAGTCCTGCGCTTCGCCGATATATTTCCATGTAGGAACGGTTATGGTATCTCCGGCGCGTCCTGTAAGCGTTTTATCTACTTTGAAAAATTGTGTCGCTCTTAATTTCTTTTCAAGTTCGGCGGCAATCATATCCGCCATAACCTGCGGATTAATTAATTCTTGTAATAAAGTTACGTTATCCATATCTTAAATTTTCCCCTTTGCTAATTCATAATATTTTTGTGGATTTGATTTAAATAAATTCAGACGTTCTTTATAAGTCATTTTTTCAAACTTTGCCTTTTCCTGCTCTGTTGAATTGACAGTGTTTGCTTTCGGCGGTGTTCCCTGCAATGCTTTTTGTATGCCCTTTTGAATTTCGGTTTCTATGTATGATTTTATTGCAGGATTTTCAAAGTCAATTTTGTTATTTTCCTGTGCGGTTTCGTTGACGGTCGCGCTCATCGGCGCGTTTGTCTCGGTTGCTGTCTTTTGTTCTGTGTTTGTTGTGGTGTTTTCTTCCATGTTTTATCCCCCTGTATATGAATATTGAATATCATTCGGTAACTGCGGATTATTTTCAACTTCAATTCTCGCCTCTTCAGGCGTTAATCCCTCGTACTTGATTAAATAGCTTTCGCCGGATATAATCCCAGCCGCTACAAGCGATAAACCGAAACGCTTATTGTCGAGGTCATCACCCGTGAGCATAATAAAGTTTCTCTGAAAAGTTATTTTTACGTCTGTATAATTTCCGATACTGCTGTCTGTCAATCGTAATATGTTGTACAATAACTCAAGTCTGCGTTGTAATCCGCGCATAACAATACGCTCTTGTTTTGACGCTTGTATGTCTGTGTTGATTAATTTAAACTTTAGCGCAACGCCGGACGCTCCGAAACTGCCAAGATTTTCAACATCTGGAATGTGCCCCAAGTCCCGTATTTTTTTAATTATGCTCTCTTTAAGCTCTTTTATATGGTCGTTGTTCACATTTTTTATTAACCATTCCGCCTTAGCTTCGCCGTCCATTATTAAAATTCGGTCTTGTTTCATTTTATTTACATCTTCTGTCGAAGTCGCTTGTAATCCAGTTAATACAAGATATGCGTCAACAAAAGCCTCAAAATCGTTCAATTCGTCGCTTACTATCTTGTTTAAAGCGTTTTGTAGTGGAATAATCCCCTCGTATGTCCCTATATATTCATTGTTGTTCGGGTACATAATCGCCGGAACATCATTGAAATAATGCGGGATTGCTTTCCCTGCGGCTTTCAGTTCTCCGATTGATAAAGATAAATCGTATTGAGTGTAATCTTTATTTGTGTACACAGTGACATTATAGCCGTCGTAATTGTCATTTATCCCGTTTTCTTTCGGATAAACACGGATATAAGCGGTTATATTGTCCTCTATGCTGTCATCAAGTATAAATATACTCTCTCGCGGATCGATATTCGCAAATCTCGCTATCCCGTCCCCGTCTGTGTATAAAAGTTCTGCGGCAATCCCGAATTTGTTCATGTTTAACACAATAGCTTGTGTAGTTTCGTCCGCGTCGTTATAATTCATGTTATCAAGAATAATCTGCGGCGCGTCGTACTTAACAGGAACGCCCACCAAATACGCAGTCAGGAAATCTGCTATATTTTTACAATAATTTACGACAACTTTATTGTTCGGTTTTGTCGGGTCGTTGCATGTCCGCAACAATATATCTTGTTTGCCAACGTAATAATCTTGTAACCGTTGCAGTCTAAAATTTGTATCAAGTTTTTTCCTTACAGCTTTCACAATTAACACATTGTCAAGCGGTTGTGACGTTTTAATTATCATAATCCCAGTTCCCTTTTATTCATGCTTTTAATTTTAACCTGTTTTCTTACAGGTTCGCACCCGTAAATTAAGGCTTTTACGCAGTCGTCGTTATATTTTACAGGCTCGTCGGTATATTCCCCGCTTGTCGGGTCTTTTCGCCACTTATAAGACTGTATTTCCTTTTGTATGCTCTGACATCTTCCATCTATATATATACGCCTATTTTTTAACCAGTTTATTTGATTTGAGATAGAATTTTTTTCTTTACTCACAGGATAGGCTTTATATCCGGCTTTTTTAAAATCTTTTATGCGGTCCGGTTCGGCAGAATCACAGAACATCAGAACATTTTTCGGCATTTGCGCTCTGTCGCACAATTCTATTATTTCTGTGGTCGTTTTACCTGTTACAATAACTTCCTTTATTACATACGGTTCGCCGTCATGCCAGCCGATAAGCACCGTCGCGTGACTGTGATTAAATCCGAAATCCGTTCCAAGAGTGAATTGCTCAAACTCTTTATCCTTGTAATCCCCTATTGTTACGTTCGGGAATACAAGTCCGCCGACTTCGCCCCAGTTACCCAGCCCGTACACTTCGTAACCCTCTGGGTCAAGCTCTTTACGTCTCAACATACGCGCTTTATAATCAACGTCAATATATTTGTTGTCAAGATATGTCGATTTGTGTTTGAAAATATCCTTGCTTTCATAATCCCACAGTTGAGTTTTTATCCAGTGGCTTGAATTAATCGGGTTAAAAGTCAATGTAATCTGATAATAACGCCCGTCCGGTAATTTCCCCCTTAATCTATCGTCTATAACATCAAAGTCGCTGTCTTTTAGTTCTGTCGCTTCTTCTATCCATACCCATACTATTTTACCCGTAGGGACGCTAACAGATTTAAGGCGTTCTATTGCTCTTTGGTCTGAACACCCGCGAAAAATAATTGAATTGCCGTTGATTTTATTGCGTATGGTAAGCGGGTTTAATTTCGTGTCCCATATTTCATTTAACCCTAACCTGTCAATCGCGCCTGTTAGCTCTGCGAATGTGCTGTTTAAGTGACTGACTTCCACGCCGCGCACTACAAGCAAACTACAGCCGGAATATTGCGGGTCTGATAATTTAACAATATAATCCTGCGCAACGTTGACGCTTTTCCCGCTTCCTGCACTGCCTAACATTACCCGGTAACGGTTTCGGCTCTCGTTTGCGTCCTTGAATACCTTATTAAATACCGCGTTACTCATACGTCACCGATATTTTTATCTCTTTGTCCCCTATCTGTGTTAATTCCGTTAAATGCGCTCTGTCAAACACTTCTTTTACCGCCGCTATATGTACAGCCGCTTGAACGTCGTCGTCACGCAGTATAGTTATAAGCCTTTTTATTGCTATCGGCAATACGTCCACTATTTGCGCATTTTGTCGTTCGTAGAATATTTTTTTAAGCGGTTCAGATTTTTTAACACTGCGAATAGTTTCAACAGAACAATTCAGCGCGGACGCTATGCTGTCGTTTGAATGTCCCTGCGCCCACAAATCAAGTATATTCATTTGTAATACGGTAGGATTTTCGCCTTTTGCTTTGCTCATATAATCACCTTAAAAACAAAATAAGCGGCTTCTGCAAGGTTTAAACCTATCCTTGCAAAGCCGTTTTATAACATATTTTATTATACTGTAATTATACAACAAATCATTGAATTTGTCAAGCGTTTTTCGTCTAATTCCACAAAATAATAGTTTTGTCTAATTGAAAAATTGGATTTATCGCGATTTTAAGCCATTTTTTACGATTGCATATTTATTATAGCAGATTTATTCACTTTCAATGCCCACTTTGCATAATAATTCATAGGCTTTATACACTTTTTATGCAGTTTTAAACGGCAGTTCACACCCCCGCCGGACGGGTAGGCTTTGCCTGTTGACTTGGCGTTTCAAAAGGTTCAGCACTGGACTTTTTGCGATTTCAGACTTTGTCCGCAGTTCGGACGAAGTTCAATATCATTTCTTTTTAAACACAGAAAAGAACATAAGTTTTGTTAATCTGTTAATCAATGTTAATCATTTTTAGGGTTTTTTCTATACGAGAATACAAGGAAAAAAACCTAAATTTTGATTAACATTGATTATCATTAACAAAAATATTTCTTCAAAGAAAAAAGGGCTTTTCGCCCTAGTTTCGCCACTCTTTAGGTATATCCCCCGAAAAGTCATAATCAAAAATATATACCTTATTATAATTTCCGTTATCAATTTTCAATCCTTTTTTTCTTAATTCTGCACTAAAATTACGGCTATTTAATGGATTATAACCATAATTTTCGCACCATTTTGTATAAGTTAAATGAACATCTTTAAGTGTTATGTCTATGTTGACAGCCTCGATTAAACATTCGCGGATAAATAAACCAATGGTATCGCTTTCTTCACGGTAGTTTTTTGTAGCTTCGTTTACTTTTTCGGGCGGTTTCAATCCCTCTTTACGCATCAGCTTCAAGCCGTCTATAAACCAATTTAAAATGCCGCTTATATTTTCAGGTTGCTTAAAAAGATTCTTTAATCCTTTGTCCTGTTCGTTCGGTTCAAAATGCCGCTCAAACGGTATCAGCTTGACGCGCTCCGATTTAAACACGGTATCGTCTGAAACGCGGGGTAAATGATTCGTATTTAAAAATAGCTTAAATTGCGGTCTAAATTCAAAACTATTTTGATGTAAGAACCGCGCCCGTATGCTGTCGCCGCCTGTTACCCGTTTTATTAGTGCGTTATTAAGCCGTATGCCTTTGTCCGGCTCTGATATATTGACGAACCGCGCTCCTTTTAATCCTGCAATGTCCTCGCTCGGATTGCCTGCGTTTGAGTTTTGTTTTTGCGTTATTGTTTCCGGTTCTGTTGTATGTCCGTAATCTCCCATAATATGCAAGGTTGTTTCCATTGTAGTACCTTTTCCGTTCCTGCTGGTGCTGCCATACAAAATAAAGAAACATTCTTCAGAAGTGTCTCCGGTTAGGGCATACCCTAAAGCCTTTTGAATAAATTGCGCTGTTTCCATATCGCTGCACATTATTTCATTTATAAATTCATTCCAGCGTTCACACTTTGCGGCAGGGTCGAAGTTCGCGTTTGATATTTTGCTCAAAAAGTCCTCAGGTCTGTGGGGGTGTTGTGTAAACTCTCTTAGATTTAATGTGATGTTTTGGCAGTTAAAAATATACGGGTCTTTGTCAAATTCCATTATGCTTACGGGGTAAACGCTTTGCGCGTCTGAAAGCATAGTATCACGCGCCGATTTTTTCATTCGTTTAGAAATAAAATCAATCCAGTTTTCTTGTGATTCGTCATTTTCAAGAAAGCGGCGGCAATCTAATAAATAATCCATTAAATCCCTTGCTTGTTGGTCTATAACAACGCCGCCCAAATCTAACCGCCACACGCGCCCGTCATAAATATACCATTCTTTAGCCTCTGGAACATACCGACTGATATTTTTATAAGTATCGGCGAATAAATATCCCATGCCAATATCATTCCAACGATAACGCTGTCTCGCTTCCGGCGTTTCAAACGGATTTATATAAATCGCTTTATCATATTTATGTACTTTTATAGGGCTTGTATCTTTTTTAGTTTTATTACGCGGTTTATAAAATTTACCGTTGCACCCGTTAATAGCTCGATTTATTGTATTTGTTCTATAATCGGTGCGTTCCCATTTTTCCCGATATAAAGCAGACTGTCTAAAATATCTGTCAATCTCATTAAAATCTCCTTGACAGTACCACGCCAAAATACTGCATAAACCTAAATCCGCCGCGCTGTCATCACCGTTGTAAGGCGCGCCGGAAATATCACCTTGATAAAAAAGTTTTGTAAACTTATTGACTTGTTTAGATTTTTGTATTATACTAATAATATCATAGTTGTCTTTAGCACTGTTTCCAGTGCCCCCCGTCTGTGTGTTTGCGCTATCAGACGGGGATTTTTTCATATATGTGTCAAGAAATTCAATAAGCTCCTGCGTTCTGTCCTCAATAACTTCGTCGCTTGTATTGCCTGTATATGTAAAGTATTTTTTTGTAACGCCGGCAACATAACATTCCATATTATGCTTATGTGGATTCATGTCATATATCTCTTTATAGTTTGCAGGAAGTTTAGTTAAATCGCAGTAAATTAAAATATGATAACCGTCACCGGACGGGCTTATCTCTGTGTATGAATTAAAATGATTGATAATTTTGTTAGCTTGTTTTTCTTTTTCAGGATCGTTCCTGCATTTGTCAATATCAATACCTACTAAGTTATTATTAAAGCAGAAACCTATTCCGGCAATCTCGCATTTATGTTCTGTATAGGTAAACTTGTCTTTTCCGCCTTTATCGTCATGCCTATGTATTATTGTTTGTCCTATTTGTGATAATGCTTTTTCATATGTCCCCCAAGTTTTGGGGTCATTGACTTTTGCCGGATAGCCGTTATTAGGATTTTTCGGAATTTTTTTCGGCTTTCCGTTCGGGTCGTCTGGGTCAGTAAATAAAATATAATTTACCCATATCTTTTCTTGTTTTAATTCTTGCATTTGTTCCCCTACCTTTTTATTTATATTGCAATATCTTTTATTATTTGCTGTAACAGTTCCAACGCTTCCGGCGTTTCCCGTACTGCGTTTAAATTGATTGAAAGTGTTTTTCCTCTTTTTGTTTCCCCCGTTTGCCTATCCGTCCAGTCAGGATTTGAAATTTGCAGACGCTCATAATTTTTGTAGTAGCGCAAAATATTTCTGCCTGTATCAATTACAGTTGTCGGAATATCCTCGTAATAGTTTTTATATTTGTTCATTGTTTTTATCCTCGCTTTCTTTTTGTAATTTTAAAAGAAATTCCAAAGACGCGACTAAACCTTGTTCTGATTGTATTTCAATAAATTTATCATGGGCTTCTGGGTCTCTTGTTGGGTTTGCGTATTTTGCACTTAATTCTATAACTTTTTCTACCGTTTCAACGTCGCGCCAGTCAAAATTTTCTAAAAAAGAGTGTACAGCTTCATAAAGAACTTCAGAAACAGATGTAATGTAGGCGACGGCTATTCTCGCAATAGCCTTAGAATCTGCTTCAGTTGTCCTAAATGTCAACGGTTTATCTTTTGCTTGTACCGGCTTTCTTATAAATTTCTTTTCTTTTTCACTCCACACAGATATAAAATCGGACATAATATTTTTCCTTTCATATGTATCAATTTAGTATTTTTTTTACTACAAATTCATATATTTAATTATACTATATTTTTACAATTTGTCAAGAGATTTTTTGCCATTTTTATAAAAATTTTAATTTTTTTTCATGGAGCGCAAATATGAAAACGATTGCAGAATTAGCTTCGGAAATCGGCGTATCAAAACAGGCAATACACCAAAAAATAAAACAAGAACCGTTGTCAACTGATTTACGTCAATTTACGTCAATTGACGGCAACACGTTGACGGTTGACGAAAACGGCGAAAATTTAATAAAATCGGCGTTTGCTAATGTAAAAATAACCGTGTCAACAACGGATAAATTAATTGACAGTATGCAAGCTCAAATTGATTTGCTCACAGAACAAATAGAAAAATTAAACTCGAAAAACGACGAATTGCAGAACGAATTAAGCAAGGAACGAGAACACAGCCGGAATATAACTGAACGGCTTGCAATGCTAACCGAGAACGCTCAAAAACTGCAAGCCGCTCAAATTACAGACGGCAATAATAAAAAGTCTGGACTGTTCTCCCGACTGTTTGGGAAAAAGGATAATCAGGAATAAGAAAAAAATATTTCAATATTGACAAAATTGAATAAATATGATATAATAAAGTTACAATATAAAAAGAGAGGGTTCGCAACACCCTCTCACGTACACAGAACGGTAACTAAACTCGATTAAACTAAAAAAGTATAATGCGAAAATAGACCTTACCTTGCGCGGGCGGGTCTATTTTTTTCTGTTGTTCAATGTAACATAGATAGATATAATTGTAATGATTATTGAAATAACAGTAAAATGAATTGATAGGATTTCAATCATCGGCACCACTCCTTTCAGAGTTTAGCCTTTGTCCCCCGCCCCGTGTACTTCTTTAATTATACCATAAGTAAAAAGAAAAGTCAAATAAAAAATAAGGGTGGGGTGTAGATATTTTTTTTGGGTAAACTTAAAAGCAATGCGAAAGATTGAAGCAATGCTGCAAAAAAGGTATTTCAACATCAGTCGCCCATAAATTGCTTTCAGACTTTGCCTTTAAAGTAAGAATAGCCTGCGCGGTTTTGATATTCCATCTCATGCCAGAGCGTTTTAGCCTGTCTTGAAGAATTAATTTATTACCGCTTTCAATAGCACCACTGCCAATGAAATAACCTTTTTGCTCGTATTCGACATAATTGATGTTGTTTACATTATTCGATATATAATTGAAAAGGTTAATTGGGCAATTTTCCGGCGTTCTGCATTTAAAAGATTCGAGTTCTTTCAAAATCTGCCGATATTCACTGTTTTTCAGTTGGGCGCAAATGTCCTTTGCCCACGGCTTGTATTTATCTTCGTCCATGTTGAATATATATTTAGCGTATGTATTCACGTTTTCACATAAATGAAAATAATCAAGAATATGCTGGGCGTCAGGGAATATTTCCTCAATCATGTTTCTAATCCAAGCAGCCCCGTCACTGAGTACGACCGTTTCCTTGAAATTACCATAGCCGCCGCGCAGAGCACAGGCAAGCAAATGTTTCTTAAAATCAGTGACTGAACCTATATAACTGATATATTCTTTGCTTAATATTCGATGCTGTTTATTCCCTTTTTTGTCAGTCCAATAATGTATATCATTAGATGAAAATATTTCTCCGAGCTTGTTCTCCCTCCATGTTGAACCTGTTTCATCACGTAAACGTGTGTTAAGAGCCGCTCCGTCTGCTTGGATGTACAAAACACCGTTTTTGTCTTGCGGGAAAACGAGTTTTCCGCTATTAATATTCGTATATGCTTCTTCCGCTTTTTTGCAGTCATTCCTGAAAACTACATCGCCAACATAGTCTGCCACCTTGCGCACTGTATCGTCATTCACATTTATATTTAACACATCAAGTATGATTTCTTCCGCCCTTTGAAACGAAAGCTGATTCTGCGCCCAAAAAGCAATTTTCAACATCGCCTCCGGCGTTATCTTGAAAGGCAGACCTGACAATCCTAAATAACAATCAAGCGGCACTATGCTTTTTGAACCGTTTATCTCCATCAGTTTCGTTTTGCTCTCTTTATCTTCCGGTATCAATAAATATCTTTCATATGTTATTTGCCCCAAAATACTTGTGATTGATACTTCACTTTTTACATGAGTTCGCAATTTCACGCCTTTTTGCCGGTATTCTCTTTTTTTTACAAATGATTTCCATTTCATCTACGTTACTCATCAGTTCACATACCATATCTCTATATATTTTGTTCGTTTTCTGCTGTAATTCCGATATATGTCGCTCTATTTCATGAATGGTTATGAATTTTTCTGATTCCGTTGTCCCTGATTTGAATTTCTCTTGAAATGCTATTATTATTTGTTCAATTTCGGATATTTCTTTACTTCTCGTTTGTTC